GTTCTTTGGAGCTTCTCCGCATGGATAATACTGTTGTCTCCCCAAGCCGCTGGATTGTCTTCGGACTTAATCCCCTCTCGTCCTTACGAGCAACCAACTACTCTGCGTGGTGGTTGTTCTTTTGTACTTCCTGGTTCTGGGTCGTAGTTTACCCCCCTTATGTTAAAGCTCTCTTGGGTCGCATAGGTTACCTGTCTTGGCTACAGGAACTTGTTAAGGAGGTTGCCAATTTCTTCGAGATTTCCTCGAGCTTGGCCCTCATTGACCTTGCCCACTATGCCCCATTCGCCCTGATTCTCGTGGCCTTTGTGAGAATCCACATGTCGGTGCTCCAGAGAATCACTGGACACCACCGGATTTTTGACCGCCCATCGGTCTATCTGTTCTACGACGAGTACTATTTCATGCTCAACGTTGTCACTTTTGTGGCTTTTGTTGCGTATTTGGTGGTGCTCCCGTTTTCCCCTCGCTTAACTGCTGCTGCAGTTGTGTGCTGTTTTTGGTACGCTTGTCGCTTCCACCGTGAAGTTCCCCCATTTGTTGTGGCTTCTATGGTTTCCAAGCCTACAGGCCCCTTTGTTCCAGAGATGGCCCAGCCCGGCAGTCAGAAGGTCCCCTGTCCCAGTGTTGTTTCTCGCAACCTCGTCAGATTTGATAAGGTTGATGGAAACTCCCGCTCCTTAGCCGGAACAGGGTTTGTTTTCAGACCTGATAAGCAGGGTGCCAAGTACCTTGTCACTGCCCTTCACGTGTACATGAACTCTCATGAAGTTGCCCGAACCTCTGAGGTTAAAGGTGTTTCATTTGCCGGCATGGAAGTTTCTAGAAACATGCATGCTGATCAAGTAATCATCACCATTCCTCAGAATCAGCACTCACTCTTTGGTCCAGGTTTCTCTCATATGGTTCCAAAGACCTTTTACTCTGAGGTTTATGTTCCCACCCTCTCCGCCGAAGGTGCTCACCTTTATAACGGAAAGTTTATGGCCCTCCCTGGTCAGAACCGGTGTTCCCATTCATGCAGCACTTCCCCCGGCTGCTCCGGAGCACCTGTTGTTGTTAGGGCTGGCAATTCTTTTTGCGCTATTGGTGTGCATTTGGGATATGACAGTACTGCTGGCACCAACTTTTGTAGTCTCTTTGGCCTCTACCGCGCCCAAGAGCAAATGTCCGAAACGCTCGGGTCAATGTTTTCTGAGAGCCCCTATGGTCAAACCAATAGAGGTCGTATTCGTTGGCCCTCGAGCGACGATGATGTTTACTCTGATGAAGATGACCGCGATTACCTCATCCACCAGGATGACGATTATGCCTACCTCTCCGGTTTTGGCAACGACACTGGTGAGATCGTGGTTAAGAACCGCGGTAAACGAGCTACAAGAGCTTGGCGCCAAGATCGCGACAACAGATTAGTGGGCGAGTCCAATGTTTCCTCCTCTTCAGATGTCCACTCCCCTGGCAAGATCTCTGCCGCCCATAAAAAGGCTGTGCAACGAGCTCAAAACGAACGCCAAGTCTGCCGACCGCTTCCTCTTCAATCTCAACCCGATGAGGAAACGTCTCCTTTAAATGCCTCGGCAGCGGGTGTAAGTACCGTCAGCCCGCAGATCTCTGGGAGTACCCCAGCTGTTCAGAAGGTGTCCACCAAATCAGCGACTGCCAAGTTGAGTACTCCGTCTATCGCCCAAGCGCCGAAATCGTTCAATGGGCCTCAGAAGACGTCGAGTTCGCCTGTGAAAAAGTCCCTGGCTGGACCCAGCTCGCACGCGTTAAAAGTAGAGGAAACCATAGACCTAGCTCTGAAATACAACCGCAAAAATCAACGCCGGTTGATGCTAGCCTTGCAGCAATCGCTGCAAAGTTCCGAGTCCCCGCCAAAGGACCCGCCGCAGAGCTCCGCTCCCTCGCCCTCCAGCAGTCCCGACGTCCCAAAATCGAAATCTCGCCGGAGGAGAGGGAAGAAATCCGCCGCGTCATGCGGGAGTTCGTAACCTTCTACCCAGCCCCGGTGGACGTGACCAAGCGTTCACCCATTGCGGGTTTGGAAGGAGCCCTGGACGAGCTGGAGCCAACAAGCTCACCAGGGGCGCTTTGGAGTTACGCTTCTAACTCAGATGTTTTAGAGGCTAGATATGAACATGTGCTCTCAGCTGCGACGTTTCTCTACTTCTACCTTCAGGAAGTTGATATAACCTCGTGGTCTTCAAAACAAATTTTCCAGAGGTTGGGCTTGGCTTACAAGCTCTTCATTAAGGATGAGATCCACCCCATTGAGAAGGTCGAATCCGGTCGACTCCGTCTTATCTTTAGCAACCCCATTGTGCTCAACATTGTTGAGCGCTGGGTCTTTGCTCCCACTTTAGACGTTGAGAAAGCCGGCAAACGCTACCTCGGTAAAGGTGGTTCTCTCTTTCCCACGACCATTGGTCTCATTATGTCTGGACCTGACAAGGCTACTGAAGCTATTGACCTTGTCCACAAATCCAGAGGAGCCGGAGGAGATATTCGTCTCCCAACCGACTGCTCTGGATTTGATTGGACCGTCATGTCGGAGTTCTACATGGCCGGTGAGTCCCGTTACTGGGGAACCAGTTTTGAGTTTGAAACCCTCACCCGCAATCTCCTCCACATCGCCATGAATAAGTGCGTTCTTCTTTCGAACGGTGTTATTTTGGCCCAAGATGTCCCAGGAATTGTTCCCAGTGGGAGTTATCAAACTGGCAGCTACAACAGCCTTCTACGTGGCTTTTATCGCTACAACTATGATCGTACTCTTATGATCACTTGTGGTGATGATGGTGAGGAGGCTGCTGTCCCCGATCTGTCCCATCTGCTTGATTACTATCGCAGTGTGGGGTTGGTTGTGAAGCCTGAGCCACAGTTGACCACGTCAACTGTTAGTCTTTGTTCCCACACGTTCAGTCTCACGGGTGGCGTAGTCCCCACCAGAGGGAGCGTAGAGAAGATGCTTATGAAAGCATGGTGCTCTAACGATCCTCAGGTTCTTTGTTCCATTTCTATGGAACTGGAAGAAGCTGTGGACCATTTAGAGCTTATTCCCTACGTTCTTTCTAGAGGGGATGAGGCGTAAAATATCAAGAAACGCTACTCCATTGCAGAATGGATTTCCAAACAATTTTCCAAAAGCTCACTCCTGAGCAACGAGCCGCTTTCACGGCTTGTACAGATCCTTTTCACGACACTTCAATTCCCCTCTCGGGAATGCCTTCGTCCTCTTCAGTCAAGCAGACCACCATGGAGATCAATTTGACCAGGACCCTAACAGCTAGCACCTTTGGTGTTGCCTCGGGGGCCTGGGACGTCAATATTGCTCTCGGTCCTCTTCTTACATCCCACGCAGTTTGCGCTGTCAATGACTACGGTCGCCACATCGAGTACAAAACTCCTGAGCGAGCGTTGTACCTTGGTGGTCTTATGTGTTGGGGTGTGGCTGAGGGTAATACCACCTTCCTGCCTAGCTCTTTTGGTAGTCCGGCTCGTCTCGACATTGATAACCTTCTTTGGCCTCAAATCGATACGAATCCTGACACTTACATTAGTCGCCAGCAGTATTATGTTATTTCTTCAGCTTTCGAAGTGTGCAATGTTACTCCTAACTTGTACATTGGTGGTTCCTTGGTTAGGTACCGTGTGCCCACCCAAGGTAAACTAGGTGCCCTCTATCGTGAGAACCCAACTGGTGTTCCAGTTCAGAACCCCACTTCGGCTCGCACGATGTCCACCATGATGCCCCTGCCCCCATGCCGGGTTTCAGATGCTCTCCTTTTCCCCGGAGCGCACACTGACAATGCCCAGGCCGGAACTTATAGTATCACTACTAAGCAGGGACACGACGCTGTTTACCGCTTCACTGACGACGGACAGATTTTCTTTGACCCAATTGATCCCCCTTCAGTTTCGGGTAACACTTGGTATTCCGCTTCTGGATTTAACACATCCTATGATTATTCTACTCCTGTTGTTACAGGCAATAATGATATGGTCGGTTGTTATTTCTATGGTTTACCATTTGAATCAATTCTTCAAGTCAAATTGAAAGTCTACATCTCCCTGATTCCCAATCCCGGAGACGGTCAGCTCTTACTCTTGGCCAAGGACAGCCCTGAGTATAATCCCAAGCTTGACCAGCTCATCTCGCACGTTCAGCACGACTTTCCTGCGGGTGTTCCTTTCAACATGAACCCCAAAGGAGAGTGGTGGAAGAAAGTCATGAGCATTGGCAAGAAGGTCGCGCCCTCGATAATTCCTTTAGCGAGGGACATTGCTGAAGGTAATGTCGCCGGAGCACTGTCAACTGGAGCTAATGTCGTCAAACAACTTACCTCCAAGGCTGATAGTGCGAAGAAGACAGCTGAAGATGCTAGGTCTCGTACCTCGCAGCAACAGCAGGACATCGACACTATCTTTGCGCTGTTAAAGGAGATAGACCGTCGTGTTGGTGGCTCGCTTGCTCAGCAGTTGAGCTCTGGAAAATCGCGTAGGACCCGTTCTGCGTCTCTTTTGGTTTCACCGCCCAAATGAGCAGCGCTAGGTGGTAGTTCTCCCACCAAGAGGCAACACATGTAAGACCCAGG